TGTCGAAGGATCCGATCGTCGTCCCGGCGCGCGACATGATGCACGACCTGATGTGCCCGATCTTCCATCCGCTCGTGGGCGTCTCGCCGCTCTTTGCGGCAGGGGTCTCCGCGATGCAGGGCGCCAACATCCAGGCCAATAGCACGCGGTTCTTCGCGAACATGAGCATGCCGGGCGGGATCCTCACGGCGCCGGGACACATCGACGACGGGACCGCAGCACGCGCCAAGACGGATTGGGAAACGAATTTCAGCGGCAGCAATTACGGGCGCGTCGCAGTCCTCGGGGACGGGCTGAAGTTCGAGACGATGGCGGTCCCGCCGGAACACGCGCAACTGATCGAGCAATTGAAGTTCTCCGCGGAGATGGTGTGTAGCGTGTTTCACGTGCCGCCTTACATGATCGGGATTGGGCCGCCGCCCACGTACAACAACATCGAAGCGTTGAACCAGCAGTACTACGCGCAAGCGCTCCAAAATCTGATCGAGAGTTTCGAGATCGTCCACGACGAAGGATTAGAACTCGATACCGAACAGTGGGGCACGGAGTTCGACCTCGACGACCTGCTCCGGATGGATACCGCCACGAAGATGAAGACGGCGGCGGATGGGGTCAACGCGGCGATCTTCAAGGTCAACGAGGCGCGCGCCAAGTTCAGTCTCGAGCCGGTCAAGGGCGGCGATACGCCGTATCTCCAACAGCAGTATTGGCCGCTCGCGCAGCTGGCGGAACGGGAAATCCCGGCGGTCCCGGCAGGGCCGACCGCGACGGGCGGTCCGACCCCGACGCCCGCGCCGAAACCCACGACACCGCCGGAGGATATGGGCGACGGCATGGACGCGGCGGACGAGGCGCGTGACTTCCTGGCGCGGCTCACGGGGAATATGGCGGCGTTGGCGACGAAGCACGCGACGGTGACGCATGCAGACTGACGCGTTGGATCTGGCGGACGTCCTCACGTCCGCGATTGCGACGGCGACGGCGCCCCTCCTCGCGCGGATCATGGCGCTCGAAAAGCAGCTGACGATCACGGCGCGCGACGGGCGCGACGGCGTCAAAGGCGATCCGGGCATGGTCGGCCCGCCGGGTCCGGCGGGCGAGCGCGGACCGACAGGACCACCGGGAGAACAAGGCCCTCAGGGTGCCCCAGGCGTCCCAGGCCAACCCGGCCCGATGGGCACGAAGGGAGACATGGGTCCGGCGGGCGAGCGCGGCGCGCGCGGTCCGGACGGTCCTCTGGGGCCGGTCGGTCCGGCGGGTGAACACGGCACCATCGGCCCGCAGGGTCCGGCAGGACCGATCGGCGAGAAGGGGTTGGATGGGGCGCCCGGTCCGCGCGGGGAACGTGGCGAGCGCGGTCCGGACGGGGTCGACGGCGCCGCAGGGGAGCGCGGCATCCAAGGCGAGAAAGGCGACGCGGGGCCGATCGGTCCACGCGGAGAGATGGGACTCGTCGGGCCGCGCGGAGAGAAGGGGATCGACGGTGTTCCCGGTCCGGCGGGACCGGCAGGGGACCGCGGGATCCCAGGCGAGAAGGGACTCGTCGGCCCGATGGGTCCAGCAGGACCGACGGGCGATCGCGGGACCCAGGGCGAGAAGGGATTCGACGGCCCGACAGGTCCGGCCGGACCGATGGGCGAGCGCGGGACCCAGGGCGAGAAGGGATTGGACGGGACGCACGGGCGCGACGGCCGAGACGGCGTCGCCGGACGGGACGGGGAGAAAGGGATGCCGGGCGACCGTGGGCCGATGGGTCCGACGGGGGAGCGCGGCATGCCCGGCGACAAGGGCGATCCGGGACCGATGGGCGAGAAGGGCCTTGGATTCGACGATTTCCAGATTACGCGGTCGGACGACTTCCGCACCCTGACCTTTGCGATGGTGCGCGGCGACGAGCGAAAAGAGTGGACGTTTACGAATCCGGTCGTGATTCATCGCGGCGTGTTCGAGGCGGGGAAGACCTACACCGAAGGCGATCAGGTCATCCGCTCCGGGTCGACCTGGATTGCGAAACGCACGACGGGCGCGATGCCCGGCGACGGATCGCCGGATTGGGTGTTGAGCAGCAAGCGCGGAGCGGACGGCAAGACCGGCGCGCAAGGTCAGAAAGGCGATCCAGGACCACCGGGGCGGGACGCGACGCAAATGGATTTCAAGGGGAACAAGTGGTGACCGCGTGGCGACGTTGATCACGATGGATCAAGCGTATGGACATCTCCGGCGCGATTTCCCGGACGAGATCGCGGAGGCGGATCTCCGACTGAAGATGGACGCGGCCGAAGTCTTGGTCTTGAGGTACGTCAAGCGGACGCTGGCGGAAGCGCAGGCGGAAGCGGACGTCGCGATTCTTCAGGCGGCGGTGCTCAAGGTGCTCGGGAATCTGTTTCTCTTTCGCGGCGATGACGACGTCCCGACGGGACCGATCACGCCGGATGTCGAGTTGATGTTGACGCTGTTCCGGAGGCCCACGTTTTCATGATGCCCGTCCCGACCCTCTGGCCCGGCGCGACCATCGTCTGTCTGGCGAGCGGCCCGAGTCTCGTCGCGGCGGACGTCGCGGCGGTGAAAGGCATGCGGACGATTGTCATCAACACGACGTATCAGCTTGCGCCGTGGGCGGATGTCCTGTACGCGGCGGACGATTCCTGGTGGCAGTGGGAGCGGGCGGGCGTGGAGCGCGTCTTCGGCGGGATGCGGTATTCGGTCGAAGAATTCCCGATGGACAAGGCGCGCCCGCGGGCGGTGCGCGACCACCGCGCCACGGCAGGCGTGACGGTGCTTCGCAACACGGGATTGACGGGCCTCGAGCGCGACCCGTCCGGACTCCGGACCGGGCAGAACAGCGGCTATCAGGCGATCAATCTCGCGGTGCATCTCGGCGCGCGGCGCATCCTCCTGCTCGGGTACGACATGGGCAAGGCAAAGGATGGGCGGAAGCATTGGCACGCGCCCCACCGCGCGGATCGGCCGTCGCCGTTTTTCATGATGCGCCAACACTTTCTGACGGTAGTCGAACCGTTGAAAGCCGCAGGCGTCGAGGTCATCAACTGTTCGCGCGAGACGGCGCTCACGGCGTTCCCGCGGCGGACGCTCGCGGACGCGTTGGTCGAGGAGGTCGCATGCAAGGCGTAACGCCGCCGACCTCCTATATCGTCCGCAACGAATTGACGTCGCCGATCTTCGGCCGCGCCTTCGCGCAGGGATGCGGCGGAGGATTCACGACGAAGAACGAACTCCTGCCCGGGGATCTCGCGATGTTCGGGACCGTCGAGCGATGGCAGGTGTTAAAGGCGGCGCAAGAGCAAGGGCGGGATTGGTATTACGGGGACCACGCCTACATGGGGCGGGGCGACTATTACCGGATCACGAAAAACGCGTATCAGTGGCAAGGACCATGGGAGGCGACGCCGGAGCGGTTTGAGCGGTTGAAGCTCACGATCGCGCCGTGGCGGAAGACCGGGCGGCACATCGTCGTGGCGCCGCAGTCGCCGCGGTTCATGGAGTTGTTCGGCGTCCCGGTCGACGCGTGGGTTGCCGATGTGACGCGCCGTCTCCGGGCGCATACGGACCGCGAGATCCGCGTCCGGACGAAGCTCTCCAAGGATCCCGTCGCGGTCGATCTTCGGGACGCATGGGCGACGGTGACGTTCTCGAGCGTCGTCGCGCTCGACGGACTCCTCGTCGGCGTGCCCGCGTTCGTCCTCGGGGAACCGTCCGCGGCCTACGCGTTCGGCTCGCCCCGGTTGGAGGACATTGAACGGCCAAACTATCCCGACAACCGCGAGGCGCTACTGTGGACGCTCGCGGACCACCAATTCACGCTGGACGACATCAAGCGCGGGCGGGCGTGGGCGGTGGTGCAGTGAGCGTAGACGTCCGCCGCGTGTTTGTCGGATTCGAACCGCGCGAGATGCGCGCGTCGGTCGTGGCGGAGTGGTCGATTCGGGCGCGTGCGCGTGAGCGCGTGCAGATTGAGCGCATCGGCCGGTTGTCGCTCCTCCGCGACTACCACCGGCCGACGCAGGAGATCGACGGGCGATTGTGGGATGTGATCTCGCGGGCGCCGATGAGCACGGATCACGCCCTCGCGAGGTTCTGGGTTCCGTATCTCTGCGGCTATCAGGGATGGGCCGTGTTCACGGATGGCGACGTGTTCGCGCGGCGGGATATCGGCGATCTGTTCGCGCTCGCCGATGACCGATACGCCGTCCAGGTCGTCCAGCATCCGGCACTGGTGGACGAAGGCGTGAAGAAAGGCGGGGACCATATGCAGATCCCCTACCCGCGCAAGAACTGGTCGAGCGTCATCCTCTGGAACTGCGGCCATCCGGGCAATGCGCGCCTGACGGTGGAGGTCTGCAACGCGTGGACAGGTCTGGACCTCCAGGGCTTCCGATGGCTCGAGGACGCGGAGATCGGCGCGTTGCCGCCCGAATGGAATTACCTCGTCGGCGTGAATCCGGTCCAGACCGATCCCGCGATCGCCCACTACACGTTAGGGACGCCGGACACGGTCGGGTATGTCGGGCACTTCGCGGACGAGTGGGCGGCCGTCGCACGGGCGGCGGGCTATGCGATCGGGGTGACGGCGTGATTCGCAGTCATAACGTCTATCTCCCGGATGGTGACGCGCACCTGGTGGAGTACTTCGGCAAGGTGCGCGACGTCGACGGGCGCGGCGCGTATCAACACGAGAAGTGGATGCGCGCGAAGCCGGGCATTCGCAAGTGGCGGACAGCGGTCGACGTCGGCGCGCATGTCGGACTCTGGACGATGACGTTGGCGAAGCTCTTTCAGCGCGTTGTCTGTTTCGAACCGATGCCCGCGAATCGCGAGTGCTGGCTCGCGAACCTGCCGTTGATGCTGACCAACCCGGTTGAGGTGACGACGGCGGATGACTTTGCGCGCGGGGTGTACCGCTGGCGCGGCGATCACGGCACGGTGATCGAGTTATGGCCGTTCGCGTTGGGCGCGGAGGCGGGCGAAGTGGACCTCGCGCTCGAGCGGGCGGGCTGGTCGGGCTGCGTCCGCGTGATTGGCGCGGATGAGCAGGTCGAGTTGGCAAGCGAGAAGGTGCGCGTCGAGGTCCGGCAGTTGGACGTCTTCCATCTGCACGAGGTCGACTTCCTCAAGATCGACACGGAAGGCTACGAGCGGCATGTGATCGAGGGCGGTCTCGAGACGGTCCGGCGGGAGCGGCCCGCGGTCATCGTCGAGCAGAAACCCGGACTGGCGAAACGGTTCGGGTTGCCGGACACCGGCGCGGTGACCCTCCTCCAGACCGAAGGCGCGAAGCTGCATTGGGAGCAGGCGGGCGACTATTTCTTGACCTTTCCGGAGAACGCATAATCGCCTATGGCCATCAAGCGATTGTCAGACCTCGAACGATTTGAATCCTCCATCCGGCGCGAGGAGACCGGGTGCTGGATGTGGGTAAGGTTTGTCGATCCGGATGGCTATGCCCTATTCAGGGTCGGTAGTCGCACAGACGGATCTCGTCGATCGATGCGCGCGCATCGATGGGCCTACGAAACATTCGTCGGCGTTATCCCGGACGGACTCACAATCGATCACATCTGTCGCGTCCGTGGATGCGTGAATCCTGCTCACCTTGAAGCAGTAACAGGGCGCGTCAATACGCAGCGCGGCGAGCGGGCGACAGCGACCCACTGTCCGTACGGCCATCCGTACGCAGGCGATAATTTGCTCATCATTCCAGCCACGCACCGTCGTCGATGTCGGGCGTGTATGCGTCGCGCCAGCCATGACCACGGGATCCGGACGAATTGGGAATCCCAACGCAAGTATAAGGAGAGACTCCGATCGGTTTAGGTGATGAATTGATGGCGTCCGGACACGCGCAACGGGCGTTCGAGTCCAACCCGGTGCAACGGGTCGCGATCTGCGATGCGGAAGGCCGTACGCGCTGGCATCCCTTGTGGAACGGTAACCCTATCCTCGCGATGCCGGTCGCGGTGCGGCGGGGTGAGCCCGTGACACGGATCACGAACGGTCCAGGCGCCCGCCCGTATCTGCACTATCCATTCACGCGGACCACGGGCTGGCGGTTCAGTGGCTGGAAAGCGAACGACCACCGCGGGCGCCTGTACCTCACACAGCACGAGCGCGACGGGGCGGCGCGGATTCGGGAGACGTTGGGCACGTTCGTCGTCATTGAGCCGTGCATCTCCGTGGACAGCAACCGCAACAAGGCGTGGATCTGGGAGCGGTGGGAAGCCCTGGTCCGGACCTGCACGGAGATCCAGTTCGTGCAATTCCTGCACGCGGATTCGACGGCACTCCCTGGCGCGCAACATCTCGCGTCGGCGTCGTTCCGGGATGCGTGCGCGCTCCTCGAGTGCGCGGATGGCGTCGTCACGACGGAAGGCGGATTGCACCATGCGGCGGCGGCGCTCTGGCGTCCGGCGGTCGTCATCTTCGGCGGCTGCGCCAGTGTGACGGTGACGGGCTACGACGGGCATCTTAACCTCGCGGATACGGGACCGAAGACGCCGTGCGGGCGGTACATCCCCTGCTCGCATTGTCGCGAGGCGATGGCGCGGATCTCGGTCGAGGACGTCGCGTCCGCGGTCCGGCGGATGACGGCGGGAGTGGTGAGTCATGCCACGCACTGAGGGAGGCGGCGATGCCGCGTAATCGCTTCCGCTATGGCGCGTCCGCGTCCGCGGCGGGTCGGCGCGATCACGCGGCGGCGATCGATCAGGCGGTGGACGCGACGCCGCCGTCGAACTTTCCCACGCAGCAATGGACGACCTTGATCGATCCGTACTGGTGCGATCGGGCAGACGTGGGTGGCGACGAGGCGATCATGGCGAACCAAACGGTCGCGCCGATTCGCACGCTGTGGACGGGGCCGTATCGTCCAGACATCGATCCCGATCTGATCGAGGTGTCCAAGGTCCGGAGGATTCGGTATCAGAACCGGACGTATGACATCCAGACGGCGGCGGTCCTCGGGGTGCGGGAGTCGATCCAGTTCACGACGACGGCGAGGATCGGCTAAATGAAAATGTCGATGCATTTCGAGGGCGGCAAAGAACTCGCGGCGGCGTTGGAACGCCTGTCGCCGCGCGTGGCAAAGCGCGAATCGATTGACGCGTTGAAAGGCGCGGCGATCCCGATTCTGCGCGAGGCGCGCGACTTCCTCCCGATGGGACCGACGGCGGGACCGCACTTGAAAGACAACCTCGGGACGCAGAACGTCTCGCGAGGCGACGAGTTGATCGTCGCGCTCGGCCCGGAGAAGCGCCCCGAGTATGTGTTCTGGGGGACGTTCCTCGAGTTCGGCACGGTGAAGCAGGCGGCGCACGCGTGGCTCCGTCCGGCGTTCGATCACGGCGTCTGGGATGCGTTGGGCATCCTGCGGACGTTGCTCTGGGCGTCGATTAAGAAACGCGCGCCGAAAGGGCAGTCGTGACGATCACGCAGGCGGTCATCGATCGGCTGCTCGCGATCCCGGAGGTCGTGGCGTTGGTGGGGGATCGGGTCTACGCGGTCATGGTGCGGCAGAATTCG